ATAAATATATGATAGAAGATTATATAGCATAGAAAAAGGGGAGTGGTCAAACTCCCCTTAATGCAAAACAAACATTGTTACACAAAACAATAAGCAACAATAGGAAAAAAAAAGATACTCAAATAAACATTATTTAAACATTTTAATTATATTCGTCCAATGAATTTATACACAAAACTACAAGAAGTCAAAAAGGAGATAGGAGCTATCTCTAAAGACTCAACTAATCCATTCTTTAAATCAAGGTATTTTGACATTAACGGCTTATTAAAGCACACAGAGCCGTTATTGCAGAAAAACAACCTACTACTATTGCAACCTATTATCAAGGGAGAAGTATTCTCAGAGATCATAGATGTTGAATCTGGTGAAAGCGTTGTCAGTTCAATACCTCTTCCACAAATGGATGATCCACAGAAGCTAGGATCGGCAGTTACTTATTACAGACGTTATACATTACAATCTTTGCTAGGATTACAAGCCGAAGATGATGACGCAAATTCTGCTAGTCAGAGCGTAAAACAAAAAAGCACTAAGCCTTGGGTTAATAAGAACGATAATATCTGGAATGCACTTATTGATAAGGGCATAAAGCTAGACGATCTAAAAAAGCACTATTCAATAAGTAAAATTAACGCAGAGCTATATCCAATAAAATGAAAGAATTTAAGATAAGAGCATCTGCTGCTGGTAAAATAATGACAAAGCCTCGTTCAAAAAGCGAGGTCTTGTCAAAAACCACAAAATCATATTTAGAGGAGTGGACAAAAGAACAAATATATGGTGTCAGAAAAAACATTAAAAGTAAGTATCTGACTAAGGGTATAGAAGTAGAGGACGATGCAATAGATTATGCAGCTGAAAGCCTAGGATGGCTATTTGCCAAAAAGAATGAGGACTTTTTTGCAGACGATTTTTTCTGTGGGACGCCAGACGTAATACTAGAGGACACGATTATTGACATAAAGTCTAGCTGGGACTGCTTTAGCTTTCCGTTATTCTACAAAAACAATCCTAGTAAGGACTACTATTATCAGCTACAGACGTATATGCATCTTACTGGTAGGAAAAAAGCTCAATTAGTCTATGTATTAATGAATACACCAGAACAACTAACCTTTGAAGATAGTCACGACTACTCAGAAATAAGCAGTAAGTATCGAATCAAGTCTTTTGACATAGATTATAGCGAAGAGGTTATTTATGAAATGCAAGAACAAGTAATAAAATCAAGAGAATACATTAAACAATTATGGAATTAGTAAAGGATTACAAGACAGAAAACCAAGACTATCTATTTATTAGGAATACCCTTAAAAAAGGGTATACGCACCTTAATACAATATTAGGATTATGCAGAAAGGTCGGTATAATAGAGGCAAATAGAAAGATTACTGACCTAGTTAAAATGGGTCAGATAGAAAAACGATCTTTTGTAAACGAGTTTGGCGAGGAAAAACATAAGTATTTTGCTAAACAAGATAAACCCTCCTATTATTCGGCTGCTGGAATCGAGAGTATTGGAGGATGGCAAACGGATAGCGTATTAAAAGGTCGGCTTACATTTGATCAGCTATTAAATTGCATATCTAGGTATTATAGCATACCCAAAAAAGAGATACAAGGAGCTAAGCGACACCGAGAAAAAGTAATATGTCGGCAAATGTTTTGCTACATTGCCAGAGATAATATGCCTAATTGCTCACTCAAAACTATTGGCGATGCTCTAGGAGGTCGAGATCACTCCACTGTTATACACTCAATACAACAAGCATCAGATCTTATGCAATATGATAAAACATTTAAAAAAGATTACACCAGATTAAACGAATTTATAAAAACAAACTTATGATAATTAAAAAACAAATCACACGACTATTGACAGAAAACCCAGAAATGCGAGATAACCCTAAAAAGCTTGTGAGGAAAGCCTTGCAAGATCTTTACGGCACTAATGTATTATCAGCGATGATAGTATCAGAGCATTACAAGCAAGTAGAATCCATAATGAGATGCAGTAGAAAAGCTCAGCAAGATGATAAAGATCTTAGAGGTAAGAAATGGAGGCATCGCAAGGAGGTTTTAGCTCCTAAAGTTAGGCAAGAATTGGGATACAAATGAAGCTAATTTTTATAGTGTTAAATGTTGGATTATTTCTGACCACTTCCTCAATGGAGGTGGTTAGGAGTATTCCTAAACAAGATAAACTAATAAAAGCCATAATCTACGTTGAAAGCAGAGGGGACGTAAACGCATATAATGCAAAAGAAAACGCAGTAGGATGCTTACAAATACGCCCTATAATGCTCCGAGAGGTTAACAGACTTTTAGGGTACAATAAATATCAGCTAAAAGATAGGTGGATTAGATCTAAATCAATAGAGATGTTTAATGTCATTAGGCATCATATTAAAAACCCAACAAATGAGCGTGTAGCAAGGACTTGGAATGGAGGATATAACTTCAACAAGGCTACTGATCAATACTGGAATAAAGTAAAAGCACAATTATGAATAAACATTTTTACATATATTGCATAATAGCAATTATAACTCAAACAATTATTATAGCAGATTTGCTAAACAAAAGAAATGACTCCCTTATAAACATTGTTAAACAACCAGAGCTGACTAATCTCGATACAATCTATATGCAGATAGATAGCCTACAAAAACAATCAGATACAATTAAACTATATTATGAAACAAAGACTAGCAACTATCATATCTTGCCTCGTTCTGAGCGTATTAAGTTATTCGCAGATCGAATTAATAGATAAAAACAACGATACATTAGTTTGCATCACATATTCTCAAATGGATAAGATCTATATTGAGCTACTACAAAAAGATAGTTTGACAGATGAAGCTAAAATAAGCCGTTTAAGGCAATATAAATATATTCAGATAATAGATAGCTCTAAAAAAGATATAAATACGCTTAAAACGCATATAAATGCCCTAGAGGATGATTATTACAACTTAATGCAAGTTACCGAAAAGAAACAAAACAAAATAATTAGGCAAAGAAAGATCGGATTAATTATGCTTGGAGTAATAATTTTACAAGCGTTGTTATAGCTCTAATTTTAATGCTTCCTCAAGATCTAAGAAAGCAACCTTTTTAACTATATTTTTATTATTGGCAAATTGAGTGGTAGCTCTTAAACTCTTAAATATCCATTCTGGCTCTATCTGGTGTAAATCAAACGAATAAATACCCTCTGGAGTAGAGTTAATATACATAGGTATATCTGAATGTTTTCCAGACTCAAATATCATTGCATCATATTTGCTTTTTTCGATCAATAAAGTAGGGTAATGTTTGCGTCTACATTTTAACTCAATACGATGTTTGAATTTAGGTGAATAGCAATCCCAACGGCTCATCTGGTTTTTCGCTTTTACTAAGTCGAAATACACAAATTCTTTGAGCCAGTTAAATAATTGCTCCTCGTTCCACATTACCAGTTTCTGTATTTGCCAATATCATAATGCGTAAAATTAGCATACCTACCTAATCCACCCTTTTTGATCTTTCCGTCCTTTTGTAGTTGCTCTATTACGTCTTGTACAATACTTGGTGTTACGCTTATTCTTATGTCAGCAGCACTTGCAGTTAAGTGTTGGCTCTTTTTTGCTCCTCCAACCGATTTGTTGTAAGCTGGTGTTCTATATCCACTATTGATTCTAATCGGATATAAGCCTCCAAAATGTTCTCTGATTACTTCTAGATTATCCATTAGCTTTTGTACATTGCCATAATATTCTTCTGGGACTGGTGTACCATCTTTACAATGAAACTCCTCTAGCTTAAAATGTTTGCTTTTTGGGATTTTAATCTCTTTCATAATTTATTGTAATTGTGAATATAAACATATACAAAGTTATGGTATTATAGCTAAATTCCTTATCAGCACCCACATACTCCCAACCTAATGCAAGTCGATCGTGTGGATAATGCCCAGTTATGTATATCTCGTAATTCAATTATAGTTGTTTTTTAACTTTTTTCAGATTGTTGATAATTTCTAACATCTTAGCTATCATAGAATAGCCCTTAACTGCTTCAAAACTTTCATCTATTGATTTTGCTTCATTAATTATTAGCGTTAATGCAATAACCTTAGTCGCCATAAACTCTACATCTACAAGATTGGATATAAGCGAGTTTATTA